CCTCTTGCAGTACGTTTGCCTGCTCCTAGAACAGAATTAACTAAATTAACTAGTAATTCATTTACCATAAATGTAAGATACAATATTAATCTTGGGGAACAAAGTCTTTTCGAAAAAACTTTCCTAAAATATTATCATTTATCCAATCATTTGGATTTTCTAAAACACCTAATTTAAATAAATATTTACATTCATAGTATGTTAATAGTTTTTTGTTTGGAACAATACATAAAATTTTACGATCAAAATCTTTTTGTTTTCCTAATTTTATAAGTTCAAGTATGGGTTTTGCTGAACCATAGTAAGTTTTCCAGTCGGATTCTTTTATGATTTGTTTTGTAGTAGATGTTCTCCCTCTAGTTATAGGTTGCTCAGCTAATTCTTTTTTACCTAGTTTTTTCTTTACATTGTGGTATAAAGATTTTTTACCTAAATAAGATTTACCGGTTGGGATGTGAACAGAAATATAAATGAAACCATATGTTCCTTGAGGAAAATCTTCAATGGATTCTATCCATTTATCGTTGTAAAACCATTTTGACATAAATTTTAAAAATCAAAGTTTATTAATATTGATGTATCTGTAACAGAGGATACAGGTAACGGTTGAGCAAGTTTTGCTACCGCTAATAATTCTTTATTATTATTATATAATCCAACAGTTGTAATATATGGGGAAAAATATGAACCGGTTACGTTATCGTTTAATTTTCCACTTCCTGGTTGAGGAAATAAGCTACCACTACCATTACTTATAGCTGTTGATCCTGAGATTAGTGATGGGTTATTTGAAAAATTAAATTCGTTTTCTCTGATAGTACATTTATATTGAGTTTCATAAAGAGTAACTGTACTTTCAAATGAACATGTTATTAAAGAATTGTAAATGTTATTTACAAAATCATAGTCACCTCCTCCATATAATGTAGATCCATATTGTGCAAACCCATACCCATCTGAAGATCCTAATATTCCACTATTAGTTATAATTATTATACCATGTTCATATATAATATCTCCTACTTTTAAAGATCCCTGTAATAGATTGCCTAAACCATCATCTTGTAAAATTATATTTCCAAAAAAGGAAGATGAAGTTGAAATATTTACAGTTCCTGGTTTTAGGTATTCTCCAAATAAATTAGAGGGGATAGAAATTACTGTAGCAGCTTCATCTGATCCTGTAGGAAAGTATCTACTTGGAGGTAAAGTATTTGATAAATAGTTATAGTAATTTGGGGTATAAGCAGGACCTGTGATTGTTCCATCATTATTAAATGAAGCCGTTGCTGCAGGGGATCCATCATCTCCTCCGATATAATTAGAGTAATAAAGTTCTTTAATAGAGCGATATACTAATGCTTGGGATTGTGTTGTAATATATCCAGTAGTATTGGAGCTAGATACCCATAAAGATGCTGTAATATTTTTTGCAAGAAATCTATCAATTTGAACATTTGAGCCTGTAAGCTCGTTTCCTGTAAAAGTAAATGATTTATTTACCTTAAAAGGAGATACAATAACATCAGAAGTTATAAATGGTTTGAATATACTCATTCATTCTAAAAGTCTAATTTTACTCTAACTAAAGCCTCTTTTGTAAAATCTTTTAATAATGGTCTTGACATTTTAGCTACCGCTACTAATTCATTACTATCATTATACATTCCAATAGTAGTAAGATATACTTGTGGAGCATTAATAAAAGCATCATAAATTACCTCACCTGTTGAACCGGAAATAAATGATGGGTTTTCAGAGTAGTTAAATTCACTATTACGTGCTCTAACAAAAACATAATCTGAAGTAAGTGTTTCTTGAGAGTTGATTGTGAATGATGCTCCTCCCGAAATAGCAGTAAATAATTTTAGATTATTTAAACCATCTGAGTTATTTGATCTACTTGGGGATAATCTAATTGATTGGGATACAGCAGCAGGGTTAAGTAAAATAGTTCCTAAATCAGGAAATACTAAACCGTATGAACCAGATCCGGCTACATAACCACTACCTGATAAAGCTCCTGCAGTTCCATTAGATCCAGAAATTAATTGGTATACTCTAGTTGAGCCTAAAAATTGAGATACAGGATTATCTATTGAGTCATCTGTAAGAAATAAAGATTGAATTCCAGATCCTGAAAGTTTTAAATTTAAAGATCCAGGAAATAAAGATTGTTTATATCTTGCTCTTTCAAAATTTATTACCCAAAAATTATTAGTTGTATAAATATTAGTTCCTTTTCCAAAAGTAAAAGATGAATTTTCATCCTCTAAAATCATAGAACGATATTGACCATATATAGTTTTTGTAGGAGATACTCCAGGAACAGCATTATTATATAATACACTTCCACTTCCTAGTGAATCAGCATATGCTATATCAAATTGTACTGCAGCATTTGAAAGTGTAGATCCAGTTTGATAAACACTATAGTAATAAGTACCTGCAGAAGATGCAATTTGGGTAGAGGAAGTAAAAAAAGTAGTTAAGGTTGGTGTATCTGTTGACCACAGAGTATTAACAATTGAATCTGAACTAACTAAAAAATCTTCAGGGTCTAATCTTTTAAATGACATATTTTATAATTTAAACTATTGTTTTATTAATTAAAACGGGGATGGTTAAACGAGCTCCACTATCTAAACCTACAAATGTTATTGTAGCTGAAAGTTGAGTATTTGTACCAAATAAAGTATTTACTGTTGTTGCTCTTAAATTAATTTGAGAACCAATTATAGTTTGAGAAACATTAGTTCCTAAAGTTGTTGTAATAGGTGCATTTGATGTTTGTGCAGCTGTTGTATTAATTCCAATTCCAGTAAATGTACTCATTAATCTAACATCAGAAATTGTAGCCGAGTATCCACTAGTTTCATATGCTTGAGCATTACCTAAATAATTTAAAGTTTGTGGAGTAATAGCTAACGAAGCACCTTGAACTAAAGTAATAGCTGAGTATCCTAAATTTAAAACTGGTAATTTAGCTGTTCCACGAGGTAAAGTAGCTAATTTATATTTCATAATTTGGGTTTCTTGAGGAAAAGCCTCAAGTAAAGGCATATTTTGAATAGCTTCTCCATAAAATGCAGAACCAGAAGGATGTGTTGGATTATATAAAGTATAATCTATTTCATCATCTGCAAAAGCAAATTGTGTAATTCGAAAAGAACCATCATTTTTTGCTAAAAGTTCTCTTCCTTTTGTTGTTAAAATTGCGTCAACCGTGACTACAGAGTTATTTAAATATCCCATATTGTTGTGTTATATATTCTATTATACTAATAAATATTATGTAATCAAACCTTTTTGCGTAAGATCTAATATAACTTCATCTATATTTTTATTTAATTCAGGAACTACAAATTCAGGTTTTATAAGATATGGACTAGTTGATCCTTGGGGTTTAAATCCTGTTATAACATTTTGTCCAGCATCATCAACATATCTACGAATTAAAAAGTGATCTAAATTAAATACACTAGCAGATGCTGAAACTGGTAAGTTTGCATTAAAATGAACTTCAATAGATCCAGTTTGAAATATTCTTCCAGATCCACTATCTTCAGGAGCATATATATTTTTTACCATATATGACCAATCTTCTCTACCTTCAAATTTAAATTCATCTCCATAATTTATTTTCCAAGGTAATTGAATTGTATTAAAACCGGATCCTGTAATATCTTTTGCTTTAACATTAGGATTTGCATATAATTCAACTAAAGTAGTATTAGAAGAGGTAATTATATATGGATAAGTAGTTTTATTTCCATATCCCCAAATAGAATTAGCACCTGAAGATGTTACAGGTGCTGTAAATATTGGGTATTGGGAAACTTGTAAAGTAGAACTGACTAAAGTATGAGAAAAAGTAAGTCCATAAATATGCATGGGATTAATAATTCTTACAGTTGCAAAAATTTTATCATTAGCACTTAGATTAGTTGAGGAAATTGTTTGGGTTAAGGTTAAATCAGTTCCACCACTTGAATTTGTTGCATTAAATCCATTAATAAGTTGGTTGAGGGATGGATTATAGTTGAAAAAAGATTGACCTAGTATATTATTTGATGTAATTGAATTTTTATATAATTTAAATTCTAGGTAATAATTTAAACCTGAGTATCCACTATTTTTAAGTTGTAATTTGGATGTTAAAATAAAAGTTAAATCAACACCATCTTCTATACATGTGGAAGTAATATCATATGAATTTAATGTTCCAATTGCCGCCCCATATAATTTAATAGTTAGTGGGATTGTTGTTGTTGTATTTGGTGCAATGCTTGAAGATGCTGAGGTTTTATATAAAGCAGCGAAATTTGCTATAGCTCCTCCAGGGGCAAGAACTATATCTTCAAAACTCATAGTAGTATTAAAATTTACACCAGGAAGACCACCATATTGAGTATATAAAATAGGTTCAAGGTGTGATCCTCCTCTAATAACAGTTCTATAAGGATTTACGGGAGTTCCTCCAGCTGAAGAAACTATTACTCTTTCACCAGTTAAAAACGTTTGTTGCATTATTGATAGGGAATCTTTTGAGGTATTTGGAATAACTACGGTACCATCCGCCTTAATTAAATATTTTACAAACATTGCTGATGCATTTTCATGCTCTGGTGGCCATCCTGATAGGCCTCCAAAATTGTCATTGTCACAATATGCTATATATGTTTTTAGACTTTCTATTGTAGGTAATTTACCATATGTTCCTGTATCTTCATATCCCCCCTCAATAGTACCTGGTGGGGACCAAGTATTTAAAAGTTGTGATGTTGATTTTGAACCTTCATATTTTAAAATAGTAGATTTTTTAGAGGTATAATTTGAATCAGGTACAGTAGCGGGGGTTGCGGATCCAGTAATTAATAATGCAAAATTTACAGGAGTTATTCCATATCCATAATTTGCATCTAAAGCAAAAGAATTTTCTCTTTGATCATTAACGCTATTTAAAAGAGCATTTTCATCGCTGTTATAAAAATTAGGTTCAGTAATATAAGGTTCAATTATAACAGAATCATATTCTTCTGCTGAGGGGGCTATGCTTTGGGAAAAATGAAGTTTTAAATTAGTAATTGATAAATCACCTATAAAATAATCATTATTATTTAAAAGAAAAGGAATAATATTACTTCCTGCAAGTAAAGAGAAAGCTGTTCCAAAAATAGTTTGTACCCCAAAAGTTATAGAACCAGTATAATCAAACTTTAAAGGAGTACCTACAACAACTGTATAGTTTCCATTTCCTGGACTACCCTCACTAACCGAAGTTTGGACTCCAGATGATGTATTATAAATACGAAGATTTAATTCAGCATCATTAGTAACCGCTGATGCAGTTCCTGATAATTTAAAATTTATTGCTACATTAGGTGTTTGGGGTATAGAATATCTTCCTGTTGTTGTGTTAAAAAAGTTATTAGGGTTATATGATGTACTATTTAATATAGGATAAGACGAATTTCCATTAGGTAATGTTAATGTAGTTGAGAGTGAAGCAGATACATTATAATCTTTAATATAATTATCTGCTGTATTAGAACCTAATGATTGAACTTTATATAAATAATATGTTGGGTATTCTGTTTTTGTTAAAATATCTCCAATAGTTAAATAACCTGGTTCAGTATCATATTTAATTCTTAATATAGTAGCTTGTCCTAAAGCTATATCATTATTTACTCCATTATTATCAAATTTATGAATTTTAACATAATTAAAAGATGGGGTAGTAAGGGTTATTGTATATGGTGTTAAAAGTAAAATTTCACCTTGAGCAGGTACTGTTAATGCATTTAAAAATTGATTTTCTGCAAAAGGAGGATTTGGGTCATCACTTAAATCATTAAGGAAACCATAACCTGCTTGACTATATCTTACGGGAGTATAACTAAAATCTATAACATTATTTGAAAAAGGGAGATTTAAACTTTGAGTAGTAACTGTTAAAACTGAGTCTTTAAATTCCCCATTATAAAATTCATCTTGTGAGTTATGAATCACATTTACAGATCCAGAAATGGTTGGGAATGATTCACTCCAACTTTGTGTTAAATTAAATATATTAGAGCCGGATGGGGCAAAAGCGGTTCCATTAAACATTTCAAATACTCCTGCAGTACCTCCATTAAAATTTTCTATTGTACCCGCATTATAGTCGTTCCATTGTGGAGATAATGTACCAGAAACGGATATATCTTGGAATGTAAGTGGTTGGTTGTTTGTAGATCCACTAGGGTAATATGCTATAGTTGAATAATTATTAACTTGTGGTTGAGGATATTTATTTCTTTCTAAAATATGTTGTTTAATTACAATTCCCGAAGCAAGACTTGTACGAGCAGGTACAAAATCTTTTATCATTTTAAATAATGAATTGTCAAAAAATTTAATTAAACGAACAAAATCAACTAAATTATAATTTTTAGTATATTTTTGAAAATATGAATCTCTTAAAGCAT